GTCGCCGGAGGCGCGCGCGGCCTACGAGGCTCTCACCGGCCACCATCTGCCCCGCACAGAGCCGTCTCCCGATCCTGCCCTCGCGTCTACTGCCCGCGGCGAGGGGGCCGGTCGGAAGTCTCAGGGCTGATCGGCTGTCCCGCGTGCGGCCTGTTCGCACGCGACGTCCTCTGCTCGTACCTCGGCGCCTGCCTGCCGTCGTCCTTCGCACGCCTGCACCGCTGCCTGCGACCGCCGCCGGACCGGCCCGATACGGACTGGTGAGCCGGCAGGCGGCGCGCTCTCTGATCGCTGCATTCTCCGCGCCGCGCGAAAATTCTCTTGACGCGATAATCGCACCGGACGATACTCCCCTTCGTGACCCGCACCGCTCCGGCGGACAGGTCACGGGGGAGCGGTTGACAAGCGGTCGGGTTCGGCTGTCCGTCTGCGACGTCTCGCCGCCGGACAGGCGGGCGCGACCGCTGCCGCGGGTGTGACCCGCCACCGCTCTCCACAGGCCCCGGGCCGGCCGGTTCTCGGTCGGCCCGGGGCACCCCCACGCACAAGCACGACACACCACGGGGAGGGCGGAACTATGACGACGAAGGTGAAGCGTTCGCTGGCGCGCAAACCCGACACCGACGCGGTCCTGATGCTGCGGACGTGTGGGCCGGATGGCGAGTCCTACGGCGGATTCCGGTGGCCCCTCACGGTCGGCGCGACTGTCGAGGCCCCGGACTGGTCCCCGAATCCCTGCTGCGGCGGCGGGCTCCACGGGCTGCCGTGGGGCGAAGGCGATGGCTCGCTGCTGTGCTGGGACGCCGATGCGGTCTGGCTGGTGTGGAGCGCCGCGGCGGCCGACGTCGTCGCCATCACCGATGGCGGCAGCGGCAAGAGCAAGGCGCCGCGGGGCGTGGTCGAGCACGTCGGCACGCGGGAGACAGCCGCGGCCTACGTCGCCGAGCACGGCGGCGCCGGCCGCGCCATCGTCGCCGGCACCGCGACGGCGGGCTACGCCGGCACCGCGACGGCGGGCGCTCGCGGCACCGCGACGGCGGGCGTCGCCGGCACCGCGACGGCGGGCGACGACGGCACCGTGGTCGTGCGGTGGTGGGACGAGGCCGCGGAGCGGTACCGCCTCGCGATCGGATACGTCGGCGAGGACGGCATCGAGCCCGACGTTGCGTATCGCTGGGACGCTACCGCGGGGCGTCTCGTGAAGGCGGAGGTCTGACCGATGGCGACCATCCTGGAGACCGACCCGCAGGACCGCAGCCGTGACGTCGAGGCCGGGGGCTGGGCCGCCGGGGGCGCCGTCTGCGACCCGCTCGACGACCCCTGCCCGGTCGCGGACTGCCCGGACGCCGCGACCTGCGAGCCGGGGGCGATCTGCCACCTGCGGCGAGCGGCCGAGGAAGCGCGCGACGTCGCGACGATGGTCGAGACGTGGCGCTCGCAGTCGGCGCCGTGCCCGCCCGAGGCGCGGATGGCGCGGGCCGACCAGGACAACGCCAACGACGCGGCGCTGCGCCGGGCGGAGTTCGAGCGCTGGCGGGCGGCGCTGATGACCGAGACGCTGCGCCCCGGCCCGCGCGGCCCGTACCACCCGTTCGCGGCCGCGCGGCTGCACTGAGGGGGATGGCGATGAGCCACGAATGGACCGACGACGATCTGGACTGGACGCCGCCCGCCCCGGAGCCGGCCGAGCGCGACGGCTTGCCCGAGCCCGCGGCCGAAGTCGCCGGCGTGACGGACGAGGCGCGCGACGAGCCGCGCCGGCGCCGGGCCGGCTGGGAGTGGGCGGACGGGGCCGACCCGTGCGGGTCGGTCTCCGACTCGCCGGACGAGGAGTGAGCCATGTACCGCGAACCAGAGCCCTGGGAGCGCAAGGCCGGCTGCAACACCTGCGGCGGCTGGCACCGGATCGACGACGGCTGCGACGAACCCGCCGACGCGGAGGCCCTCGCGGCCACCCGTGAGGGGGCCGAGGCGCGGGCCGAGGATGCGGCCGACGACGCCGCGGCGGAGCGCCGCTGGCACGGCGAGCGCGGGGAGTAGGGGCCGCCCACGGGCGGGGGGATAAGGGGGAGACCATGAGCAAGAACCTGACCGTGGCCGAGTGGTTCGAGCGCGTCCGGACGGCCTTCCCCGATGCCCCCTACCTGACCGCCGACGTGATGATGCGGCACGAGCAAGGGCAGGCCCCGCGCACGGTCTACGGCGCCACGGTGTGGCCGGTCGTCTCGCCCCGAGTGGCCGGGCGGCAGGCCGACGGGACCGACCCGCTGGCGACCGAGATGGACACCGACCCGGACGTGTGCCTCGCGGCGCTGCGGCGGTCGGCCGCCCGCGTCATTCGGTCGTGGGCGCCCCCGAGCCCGGAAGCGGTCGAGGCCGGGCGGATCGGCGAGGTGGCGTGATGGACGCCGGCGACCTCGTGGGGGCCTGCACAGTCTGTGGGGGCGTGCACGCGGCGGATGACGCCTGCGACGCGCCCGCGGACCCGGAGCGGGCCGAGCGTGACGCGGACGACGCGGCCGCCGAGCGGCTGGCGGAGGTGGTGGGATGGTAGCGGCCCTGCAAGAGCCCAGCCGGCCGCGGCTGCTGGACCTGTCCTACGCGGACTACGAGGCGATCGACGCCGTGCGCGCCAGCGACTTGAAGGCGCTCGGCAAGTCCCCGCGGCACTACCACTGGCGGCAGACGCACCCGTTCGACTCGTCCACCCTGCGGCTCGGGCGCGCCGTGCACACGGCCGTCCTGGAGCCTGAGCGGTACGCGGCCGAGTACGCCGTCGCGACCATGCGCCGCGACGCCCGCACGGCCGAGTACAAGGCGTTTCTCGCGGCGCACCCGGGGGCCTGCGTGCTGTCGCCGGACGAGGACCGGGAAGCGCGCGAGACGGCCGCCGCGGTGCACGAGCACCCGGAGGCGCACCGGCTCCTGACCGACGGCGTGGCCGAGCGCGTGATCGTGTTCGACGGGCCGTGCGGGCCGATCAAGGTGCGCCCCGACTACGTGCGCCTGTCGCGGCCGGCGGCGCTTGTGGACCTGAAGACGACCCGCAGCATCAAGCCGCGCCGGTTCATGAGTCAGGCGTGGGACCTGGAGTACATGGTCCAGCTCGCCCTGTACCGCGAGGCCGTGCTGCGCGCCACCGGGCACGTGCTGCCCGTGTACATCGTCGCCGTCGAGGCCCGGGACGAGCACGACTGCGGCGTGTTCCTGTGCCCGTCCGAGTGGCTGGAAGCGGGCGGCGACCTCGTGCGCCAGCGGCTCGACCGGCTGGCGGAGTGCCGGGCGTCCGGCGTGTGGCCGGGGCAGGTCCCGGAAGTGGTCCCGATGGAAGCGCCGCGGTGGGCGGAGTTCGCCGCGGAAGGGGAGGGGGAGGAATGAACGGCAACGGGGAGTCGACGGCGCTCGCGCCGGTCACGCAGCAGCAGATCGCCAAGGCGCCGCGGCCGCCGGCCGAGGACAACGGGCTGGCGGACGTGTTCCTGAACCCGGCGCGCTTCGAGCAGATGCAGCGGGGCGCCAAGGTGTTCTCGGATTCCGACCTCGTGCCGGACCACATGCGCGGCAAGGTCGCGAACTGCATCATCGCGCTCGCCCTGGCCCGCGAGATGGGCGCGAGCCCGCTCGCCGTCATGCAGGCGATCCATTTCGTCAGGGGCAAGGCAGGGTGGTCGGCGCAGTACATGATCGCCCGGGCCAACCAGTCGGGCGTGTTCCGCGGCCGCATCTCGTGGCGCATCGACGGCAAGGGCGACGCGATGCGCGTGACGGCGTTCGCGACCCTGGCCGACACCGGCGAGGTGGTCGAGGCCGAGGCGTCGATGGAGATGGCGCGCGCCGAGGGCTGGACGGCGAACACCAAGTACAAGTCCATGCCCGACGTGATGCTGCGCTACCGCTCCGCGACGTTCCTGATCCGCCTGTACTGCCCGGAGGTGATGCACGGGTACCGGACGGCGGACGAGATCGAGGACATGGCCGCGGCCGGGCGCGAGCCCGAGCGGCGCGCGACGGTCGCCGCCGAGGACGTGGACCTGACGACCATCGTCGAGATCCAGTCCGCCGAGCCCGCCCGCACCCCGGACGGCGCGACGGCGGTGGACGAGCTGCGCCGGCAGGCGGCCGGCGTGACGGTCGACGGCGCCCGGGTCGTGGACGAGCAGGGCAACCCGCTCCCGGACCCGCCCGAGACGGCCGAGCCCCCGCGGCGCCCCCGCAACACCGGCGGCAACGGCAAGACGCAGTCCCCCCCGGCCGGCACGCAGGCCGACCTCGTCTGAGCGGAGGTGTGCGATGCCCTGGACCCTGGAGATCAACGGCGCCGGCCCGCACGAGACGACCCGGCTGCTGCTGTCGCACGACGGCCCGACGACGACGGCGACGAGGACGAGGCCCCGGAGCCCGACCCGGCCGAGCGGCGGGTCGCCGGGCTGCTCGCCCAGCTCGCCGCGCGGGGGCTGCTCGTGGATGTCGCCCCGGCCCGCTACCGGCGCGCCGAGGACGCCATCCGGGCGCGGACGCACCGCGGGCGGGTGGTGCTCGACGGGCCGCTGCCGACGCGGCGCCCGCAAGCCGTCGCGGCTCCCGGGCCGCCCGGTCGCGGTCACGCCGGCGGGGGAGACCTGGCGCGACGTGTTCATGCGCACTGGGTCGTCCGATGCGGCTACGCGGGCGATGCGGCAGTCGACGGACGTGGAGCGGCCGCGGGCCGCCAGGGAGAGCTGAGCCGATGACCGCCCCCGCCTACCGCCTCGACACCGACACCGCCGACGTGCGGGTGTGGGTGGACCGCACCGCGGTCGGCTCCGGCCCCCGCTGGCGCTGGCGCGTGCGCCCGATGGACGGCACGCAGATGCGCGGCGACTACGGCACGAAGCCGATGTCCGAGGGCGGGGCGAAGCGCGCGGCGCTCGGCCGCTGGCGCGACCGCTGCAACGTCAACGGCGACCGCCCGGGCTGGATCCCCTGCCCGCTCGAGGAGGCCGCTTCCGACGTGGCCCCGGGGCGGCGGACGCCGGATGCCGAGCCGGAGCTGCCGGCGGTCACGCACGTCCCGGTCGGGCTCGCGCGCTACCTCAATCTGCTCTGCGGCGAGGTGGCGCACCGTGACCCGCACTACCTCACGTTCCTGCACCGGCTGCCGTGCACGATGGGCGGACCGGGGCCGGTCGTGGCGCACCACGAGCCGCCGCGCTCCCACGGGTCGAGCGACTACGACGCCGTGCCGCTGTCCGAGCGGTACCACGAGATCCGCCACGGGCACGTGCTCCCGCAAGCCGGCGAGCCCACGGCGGAGGAGATCGAGCGGGCCTGCCTCGCGGCGCGCCTGGGCTGCGTGCTGGCGTACTTCGCCGGGCCGGTGAGCCCGGGACGGAAGCAGGCGCGGCGCGCCGCGTGACGGGAGCCCCGGCGAGAGGCGGACGGAGAGACGACGTGAGCGAATCCGAGGCAGCGCGCGCCCGAGAGCGCGCCACCTACGAGCGAAGCCTGGAGCGCATCGCTGCGCAGCGCGACGAGGCCGTGGCTGCGCTTGCCCGGGTGCTCGACCTGCTGGAGCCGTTCGCGCTGCTGCGGTGCGCCGTGGTCGTGCGCGGCGAGGACACGGGCGAACCGATGGGGCGCGAAATCGAGGATGACCTGGCAGCCCGCGCCGAGGCGGCATGGGATGCGCGCTGGGGCGCCGACCGGCTGGACCCGGGCGGCGGGAGGGTGAGGAAGACGTGAGCGACGACGCACGGTGCCCGCACTGCGGGCAGAGTATGGCCGGGACGCCGGACGCCGAAACGGCGCGCGTGCGGTTGCTGCGCCTGATGCGCGACCTCTCGGAGGCCGTCTGGTTCGCCGGGTGGCTCATCGACCTGGAGCGCGAGTGCTACCGGGCCGCGCACGCCGACCCGGCGACGCTGCCCGCCGAGACGGAGTGCATCACCGGGATCGGCCGCGAAGACGCCGCCGAGCTGCGGCGCCTGTCCGAGATCGCGGGCGGATGGTGGACGTGGTCGAAGGGCGACGGCCGCGAGGCGTTCGTTCCTGGCTGGCAGCCCTGACCCCGGCGCGGACCTGACGGTGGCGCCCGCGGGGTGCGGGCGGAGGGAGGGGAGACGGTGCTGCGACCGCGCCCGGGGTGGCACAGCCTCAATGGAGCCCGTGACTACTGGCGCCTCCCGGGCGAACCGGCCTGCGAGGTGTGCGCGACCACGTCTGCCGGCGGGCCCGGCACCGGGGACCCGCGCCTACGTCCCGCATGGTGGTACCGCGTCGCCGGGGACGACTGGCGGCGCCCGGACGGGCCGACGATGGGCGACGCGATGGACGCGGCCGAACTGGACGCCGCGCGGTAGACGGTGACGGCCCGCGGGCCGGTGACGCGCCCGGGAGGCGCGGAGGGAGGGGGACGATGATCGAGTGGTCGACGGAGTGGCGCCTGTACCGGGCGCGCTACACGCAGGCGGACGTGACCGAGGACTACTGCGCGCGGTCGCTGGCCGAGGTGGAGGCGATCCGCGTCGACCTCGTCGGGCCGGACGAGGAAGCGCCGGACGTCGTGACGGAGTACGCGCCGGGCGACGTCGTGACGCTGCGGGACGACGACGAGACGGGCGCGCGCCTGACCTTCACGGCGGACGAGTGGGCCGCGTCGTGCGCCAAGCCGACGTGCATCAGCTCGTCCGAGGCGTGACCGATGCGACATGCTCCGCGAGATCGGAGACGACCGGGAGCGGGCCGCCCGGTCCGCGCTCCAGCCCGGGGACCTGCCGGCCCGCGCGGCGGAGGGGGAGGGGACGGAGTGACGGGCCGGGCCATACGCAGATGGCAGCGCCTTGTGCACCGGGAGCGGATCCGGCGCGCCCTGACGGTCTACCGCTGCCGCTGCATCCGATGGTGGGGGATGGACGACGCGTGGCTGCGTAGGGTCGCAGCGGGCCGCAGAGGCCGTCGTTACGAGTGCTGCGAGACGCGCGAGTGGCGTGAGCGACTGGCGCAGTTCCGGGCCGCCCGCGCGGCGCACGCGATTCTACCCGTGCGTGGGACGTCACACGGATGGTGGGCGGAGGTCGCCGAGGATGCGGGGCTGCGCCGAGTCGCACGGCTGCTCCGGGTAGCGCATAGCGACGGATGCGACGCCCGCGCCGCCCTGGCCGCGGCGGAGGCCCGGGAGCGGCGGATGCGGATCGCCATGGAGCATGCGTGGGCGCTGGCCCCGCCCGGGTCGCACGCGGAGGCGGTCCTGCGCGCCGCCCTCGCCCAGCCCGCGCCCCCGGCGACCATCCCCGTCCGGTGGCCGCCCATGACGATCGAGGAGGTCCCCTACCAGTCCGCGCCCTCCCCCGGCGCGGCCGAGGCCGGGAGCGGAGAGGAGACCCCCGATGGCGACTGAGCACGGCCGCGACCTGGCCGCGGCGCTGGCGGAGCTGCTGCCCGGGTGGACGGTGTACCGCGACCGCTCCGGGGTGTGGGCGGGTGACGGCGAGCACAAGATCGCGGTGCGCCCGTGGACCGTAGGGCACGGGCATCACACCGCGTCCGGGTACGACCTGACCGTGTCAACGGACTGCGACGCCAGCGCGCTCGGCGAGACCGTGGCCCGGGTTTGCGCCGCGCTCAGGGCGGAGGCGGACGGGTGGGCGGAGGCGATGCGAGCCGCGGCCGTCGCCGCCTGCGAGCGGGAGCACGACCGGCACGAGGCGGCCGCGCTCGAAGACGGACAGACCATCCTGTGCCCGTCCCTGGTAGGCACGTCGGAATTCTCCCGTCGGCTCGGGCTACGAGGGCAACCCGGACAGCTTGCATTCCTCGTCGGTGAGCACGGGGTCCACGGGCTGACGGTGTTCCGTCGCCGCGTCGGTACGGTCGGACGGGGGCTGTAATGGCACGGTACGACCTCGACATCTCGACCGCTGACGGCATCCGACAGGTCCACGCCCTCGTCCTGTCGAAGTACGGTCGCGTCCTCGCGCGCAACGAGTGGGACGTGGACGACTTCGTTCAGGACGTGCTCCTGCGCCTGCTCGCCAAGCCCTATGACCCGGAACGCGCGAGCGTCAGTACCTGGGTGCTTCTGCACACGCGGCAGCTCCTGCATGAACGGATCCTTGCCGAGAGGCGCACCGTCCCGATCGGCGAGACCTACAGCTACGAGGATGGGGACAGAGAGCCCTGCGACCCCGCTGACGTCGCCGTTGCTGAACCCGACACGAGCATCCGTGAGGAACATGTAGCCGCGTACATCGTGCTCGCACAGCGACGGTTCCAGCCCAGCTCGGCAACTCTCGTCGAGTCCGTCGTTCGGGGCAGGATCGCCGGCTTGAGCCTCGCTGACATCGCCGTGCACTGCGGCAAGACGAGAGAGCGGGTCCGGCAGGTGGTCGAGAAGCTCCCGAGGCACGTCCCGATCGGAACCACCTGCCCTTTCGATTCTGAGTCCAATTCGACTCCCGAACCCGAGTCGGATTCGGATCCAACTCAAACGGAACTGCCTGAGTCGGATCCGAACCCGACTTCGACCGAGCTACCCGAGCCGAGCACGACGACCAAGACGCGACCGCCCCGACGCAAGGGCTGGCAGGCAGCGAACGACTACTGGCGGACCCTGCGCAGGACGACGCCCGAGCATGATCCCGTGCGCCCTGGCTGGCTCACGCAAGCGCAGGTCGCCCTCATCCGGGAGTCTTACGTGCCCGGCACCTACGGGTACAGGCGCATCGGCAGGGACATGGGGATCTGCTGGCGACAAGTGGCGCTCGTCATCCGTGGCGAGCGTCATGGAGAGACCAGATGAGCGGCGACCCGACCTACCCGGACATCCGGCGACGTGTAGCTGAGGGCAAGCCAGTACCCGCTGAGGCGACCGCCGAGCTGCTCAAGGACTACGACCGTCTACGGCGCCAGAGGACACACGTCACGAGCTGTCAGACCTGCGTGAACTGGTCCGCGTGCCGGGTGACGCCGATCCCCGAGACGGGAGGTAAGGCGCGATGAGGGGATACACCTGGATCAGGAATGCACCGCCCGAGACGGTCCACGGCAGCCCTACCGCGCTGTTCTGGGGAGCGTGCTGCTGTGCCCGCTGCGAGCTGTCGAGGTCTCTCGACCTCATCGTGGGACCAGCCAAGGGAGCGGCTGCCGTCAGTCTCGGATGGGTAGGTCTGTACAAGCACGACCCGAGGGCGATGGCGAGGGAGGACGGGCTGCCTCCCCTGTGTCACCGATGACACACATTCCGGTATCACGAGTCCGAATAGGGGGGCGGCATGGGTCCTTCCCGACCGATCCGACCTCGGAGGGTTCCGCGCGCCCCGGGCTCTGACCAGATAGAGGTCAATGATTTTGGCTAGTTCGGTGAAGAAGCGGGGCAAGTTGCCCAACCCGACCCGGCTTGGTGCCTCGGAACGTGAGGCGGCAACGCACTTCGGGGTCTCGACGACCAGCATCCAAGCCTGGAAACGAAAGGGTTGGGCGGTGTGCTACCAGGATGGGAGCATCGACCTCGACAGCACCGCCGCCAAGGTGAACGCGAACCGGGACGGTCGTGGGGGCAAGAGCGACCGGGCGACCGATCCGCACGACACGTATCCCCCGTCCTCTGGACCGGCAGACACGAACGAGCCGCCGGACCCCCCTGACGCTGGCGAGCTGACCGAGGTCGACCCCGAGACCGCGAAGATCAACTTCGGTGAAGCCCGGCGCCGCCGGGAGATCGTGAAGCTGGCACGCGAAGAACTCGCCCTGCGCAAGGAGCGCAGTGAGTTGGTCGCAGTGGATGACGCCGTCAGGGTCTACGCTGGCACGATCGTCACGGCGAAGACCAACCTCGAAGCCGTCCCTGCCCGAGTTGCCCCCCGTCTTGTCGGGATCACGAACCAGGTCGAGATCCGCCGCGTCGTGGCGGAGGAGATCGCACGCGCCCTGCGGAGTCTGAGCGATGAACCTCCCGCCGTCGGCTGACGGGACGAACGCCCTGCGTGCCGCCCTGTCGCGAGCATGGCGCCCCCGTTCCACCGAGTCCGTCTCCGAGGTCGCGGGGCGTCACCTGTACCTCTCGCCCGAGTACGCCGCCGCCCCGGGCTACGTCGACTTCGGTCGCTACCCGTACTTGAAGGAGCCGACCGACCGCCTTGGACCTGACGACCCCTGCCGCACGGTCGTGTTCCTGGGACCCGTGCAGAGCGGCAAGTCGGTCATCGGCATGGCGTGGTTCACGTACATCGTCACGACGACCCCGGGTCCGACTTTGTGGGTCACGGACACCGATGGAAAGGCTGAGTCGTTCAGCAAGAAGCGCCTGGACCTCATGATCCGGGACGACCCAACCATTCACACCCTCGTTGCCGATCAGAGTTCCCGGAACAGGGACAACACGATCAAGTACAAGAAGTTCGTCGGCGGGGACATCAAGCTGGTCGGCGCCCAGTCCGCCTCGGGTCTGACGAGCGACACGATCAAGTACGCCGTCATCGACGAAGCGGACGACCACAAGGACAACGTCTCCTACGCAGGTTCGAGCATCGACCTCGCGATGAACCGCCAGACTGCGTTCGGGAACCTCGCCAAGACGCTCATCATCTCGTCGCCGAAGATCAAGGACGACTCGGACATCGAGAAGTGGTTCCTCAAAGGCAACCAGAGCCTTCTATGGGTGCCGTGCCCGCACTGTGGGGAATTCCAGAAGCTCGAATGGAGAGACCCGGAGACAGGAGAGTACCGCCTCAAGTGGTCCAAGGGGCACCCGGATGAGGCGGTCTATATCTGCAAGTTCTGCGGGGTTGGGATCGAGGACCACGAGAAGAACATCATGCTGCCCCGAGGTGAGTGGCGCCCGGAACGACCCGAGGTCGAGGACGTCGCGTCCTACCGGCTGAACGCCCTGTACTTGCCCGTCGGCTCGTACTCGTGGAAAGACATGGCGAGCCAGTGGGAGGCTGCCACCTTCGACCTGAAAGCCGGTAGCACGGAGCGGCACAGGACGTTCATCAACACCCGCCTCGCCGAGAGCTACGAGATCCCCGGTGAGACCCTGGACGCCCATGCCCTCGCCCGCCTCGTCGAGCCGAGTTGGGGAGATGAGATCCCCGCCGGCGTTCGGGCGATTGTAATCGGCGGGGACATCCAGAACGACCGTGCCGAGCTGATGGTTGCAGGGGTCGGCAACGGTCGCGAGTGGTGGCTGCTCGACTACTTCGTTGTCCAATCAGACCCGCTCGATGACGAGACGTGGCGGCAGGTCGACGACGTCCTGCTCCGGACCTACACGCGCGAGGACGGCACCACCCTGCGCGTTCGAGCCGCCTGTTTGGACTCCGGCTACAGAACACAGAAGGTCTATGAGTTCTGCAACCGCCGCAAGAAGCGGAACGTGTTCGCGACGAAGGGCGAGCCGGGGCGCAGCAAGCCCATCTGGACGCCCAAGGCTCGAAACTCGTCGCGGTACAAGAAGCGGCTGTATCAGTTCTGGACCGTGGGCGTGGACACGGCGAAGGACACGGCACAGCAGTACCTGCGTGTCCACGTCCCCGGACCTGGCTACGTCCACATCCCGCAGCACGTCATCGACCGCGTGCCCACCCTGCTAGACCAGCTCGCGTCGGAGAAGAGGACGAAGACGAAGGACTCGAAGGGTCGCGAAGCGTGGACGTGGGAGAAGCTCACGTCCGACACGAGGAACGAAGCCTGGGACTGCTTCGTGCTGTGCATCGCGGCGTCGCACAAGCTCACGACGGGCGGGCTCGACCTTCGAGCACCGACCGTGACCTCGACTGACCCGCCGACAACCTCGACCACGACAGCAACCCCTGCTCCGCAACCCGCTCGACCTACCGCCACGCCCGCCCCGACTGGTCGATCAGCGGACCCCGCTCGCCACCCTCCCCGACGGGAGCCCCCTCGCCGCTCGGGCAACGACTGGTTCAGCGGCGGTCGTCCCGGTCGAATGGGCTGGGGCTAGTCGGCTCCCCCACGGGGGGACTAGACCTGCATGGCATTTACTTCCAGCCAGCTCCAAGCCCTCGAAGACGCCTACTCCGCCGGAGTCCTCAGCGTCACGCACGCCGGCAAGACGGCCACGTTCGCCAGCATGACCGACCTCTGGCAGGCGATCGTCCGCCTCCGGGCCGCCCTACGGTCGTCCGCGAAGAAGCACCGGGCCGGTGTCGCAAGCTGCGGGAGGTTCTAACCGATGGCCTCCTACGCACTCGACGCCGCCGCATGGGTGGCGAGGCAGGGCCTTCGACTGACGGGCGCTGGCCTCGACCTTCTCTCCCGCTTCATGCCGCCACCTCAGGTGGCTCCGGCACGTCACCGGCGGGCCTACGACGGAGCGGTCAGCGGCTACCGCACCAATACCTGGCAGACCAACGGGAACTCGGCCAACGCCGAAATCCTAGCGTCCCTCTCGAAACTCCGGGAACGTAGCCGAGACCTCACCAGGAACAATCCGTATGGGCGCCGAGCCGTTGAGGCTCTCGCCAGCAATTTGATTGGTACAGGCGTGCGCCCGATGCCGGTCACCGGGGACGACGGTCTCGACACCCGCATCGCCGACCTCTGGGACCGCTGGCAGCGCCGGTGCTACCCGAGCAGCCGGCTCGGCATCTACGGCGTCCAGACGTTGCTGGCTCGCAGCTTTTTCACCGATGGCGAAGTGCTCGTCCGACGGCGGCCCCGCCGGATGGCGGACATGTCGGACAGGGAGGGGCAGCTCCCGCCCATCCAGATCCAGGCCCTCGAAGCGGACTTCCTCCCGATCGAGAAGTCCGAAGCCCTCCCGAGCGGTGGCCGGATCGAGCAGGGCGTCGAGTTCGACGTGCTCGACCGACGCCGGTACTACCACCTGCTTCGCTCGCATCCAGGCGGCTCGCTCCTGTTCGGCTCCGTCTACGGCGTGGCGTCCCCGTGGGATACGGTCCGGGTGCCGGCGAACGACGTGATCCACTTGATGCAGGAGACCCGGCCGGGCCAGTGCCGGGGCGTGCCGTGGTTGTCGCCCGTGATCCTGTCCCTCTGGGACCACCAGGGTTACACCGAGGCGGAACGAGTCCGTGCGAAATCCGCCTCGATGCTCTTTGCCATGGTCGAAGGGTCGGCCCCGGAGACGGAGGACGATCTCGACAACCCCGACGGGATCGGCGACCACACCGACGAGAACGGGAACCTCGTCACCGACGCCAGCGGGTACGTGGTGGAAGCGCTCCGCCCCGGGATGGTCGCATACTTGCCCAACGGCAAGAAGATCGCCATCAACCAGCCGGGCACGGCCGCCGGCTACGCCGATTACGTGAGGGCCTCGATCCGTGAGGTCGCCGCAGGCCTGGGTCTCTCCTATGAAGTCCTCACGCAGGACTTGTCGCAGGTCAACTTCAGCTCGATCAGGCTCGGACTGCTCGAACAGCATCGGCTAGTGCGTGCGTTGCGTGAGCAAGTGCTGAACCCGCTCGTGATGGACCCCATCTACGAGTGGTTCGTGGATGCAGCGATCAGTGCTGGTCTCCTGCCCGACGACCCTGCCTGCTACCGGGTCGAGTGGAGCGTCCCGCAGATTGAATCGGCCGCCCGCAAGGAGGACGCCGAGGCGGTAGCCATCGAGATCCGCAACGGCCTGTCGAGCCTATGGGACGAAATCGCCGCCCGGGGTAAGGATCCCGAGAAGGTGCTCCGGGACATCAACGCCACGAACGCCCTGCTCGACGAACTCAAACTCACCCTCGATTCCGACCCCCGCCGGTCCGGCAAACCCGGCGCCGGCGCTCCCGCCCCCTAACCCCGACTGGTCGATCAGCGCCCCCGCCTAACCACCCTCCCGACCAAGGAGGGTGCGCCTTGTCCGAGAACACCACCCAGCGAGAGATCAACCCCGAGACGATGCGATCGGCGTCAACTCGCCCCGAGACTTGGGACGAGTCCGACAACTCGGTCGAGGTGTGCTTTTCGACCGGCGCCCGCTGCCGCAAGCGCGACCGCATCACCGGCGAAGTCTACCTCGAAGACCTCCCGCTCGACGGTATGGACCTCAGCGAGCTGAACCAGGGCGCCCACGTTCTGCGGGCACACGACACCTGGGGACTCGAAAGCATCCTCGGTTCCGTCGTCCCCGGCTCTGCGCGCATCGAGGGCGGTGAAGCCCTCGCTCGTGTACGCCTGAGCACTACCCCCTCCGACGCCGAAATCACCAGCAAGATCAAGACCGGCATCGTCAGAAAGTGGTCGTACGGCTACGCCCGCGTCGGTGACCCGGTCATCAGCTTCGATGAAGCAGAGGGCTGTCAGGTCCGCACTTGGGCAGTCCACAAGCCCTACGAAATCTCTCCCGTTCCGGTCCCCGCAGACAGCGGCACCGGCACCCGCTCCCGTGAGTCCAAGGAGGACATCGTGAAGGACCAGACCCCGGTCGTGGAGACGACCAAGACGGACGAGGACGCCCTCCGGCAGGCTCGCATCGAGGGTGCCCGTCTAGAGGCGGCTCGCCAGGCCGAGATCCGCAAGATCGCCAGCAAGGTGCGCCTCGGCGAGACCGACATCCGGGCGCTGCTCGACGACCCGGCGGTCGACGTGACCGCCGCTCGTGAGCGCATCCTCGACATGGTCGCCGAGCGCGACGCTGCCGTCGAGACGCACCCGCAGCACTCGGGCGTGACGGCTGGCGGTCGGGATGAGGGCGACACCCGCATCCGCGCCATCAGCGCCGCCCTCGACGTCCGGATGGGCGTCGCGAAGGACGCCGAGCTGCCTGAGTACGCGCGCGACCTGCGCGGCGCCCGGCTCCTCGATCTCGCCGCAGCGCGACTGGAGATGTCCGGCATCCGCACCCGCGGTCGCACACCGACCGAGGTAGCGGAGATGGCACTCCACAGCGGCACCCGCGCGGGCGCACACACCACGTCGGATTTCCCGCTGCTGACGGCGAACAGCCTCCAGAAGGTGCTCGTCGCCCAGCGGGACATCCTGGCTGACTACCGGTGGTTCGAGCGGATCGCAGCTCGCAACGACTTCAGCGACTTCAAGGCACGCAGCTATGTCCGGCTCTCCGGTCTCGGCGTTCTCCCCGAGGTGCCCGAGGGCATGGAGTACGGCTCGGTCACGATGGGCGAGGGTCGCGAGCAGGCGAGCGCCGTGAAGTTCGGGGCCGAGTTCCCCCTAACCCTCGAACTCATGGTGAACGATGACCTCGGCGGATTCCTCCGCCTCGTTCGGGCGTTCGGGCGCTCCGCGATCATCACGGCGAGCCGTCAGTGCGCACTCCTGCTCAGCACGCCGCAGACGATGGCTGACGGGATCGCCCTGTTCCACGCCGACCACGCGAACCTCTCGACGAGCGGTGGCGCCCCCGACGTGGACAAGCTCGCCGAGCTGGACGGCTTCCTCCGCGCGCAGACGGACGGCGCGGGTGAGGTCATCGGACTGCCGGGCGCGTACCTCCTGCTTCCGGGCACGTGGCGCAAGGCAACCGAGCAGCTCTTCTCGCCGCAGTACCGACCGACGACTGCCGCGAACGCCCTCACGGTCGACATCCCGACGGATCGCCGGCTGTACGTCCCGAGCTTCACGGGCAAGTCGTACTACATGGCGACGGGCGACCCGAGCGCTTTCGAATACGGCTACCTCGCAGGTGAGGGCGGTCCGGTCGTGACGAGCTACCAGCGCGAGACGTCGGACGCGCTCGTGTACCACGGGCGGATGGTGTTCGGCTGCCGAGTGCTCGACCACCGCGCGTTCGCCTGCAACCCGGGCGCCTGATCGTGACGACTGAACGTGGCGTGGGATGACCACGCCCCGTATCGACTAAACGAATCCCCTACGGAGGGGACGTAGGAGCATCAAGTGAAGAACTACATCTCCGAAGGCAAGACCCTGACGCTCGTCGCCCCCGTGGGCGGCGTGACGTCGGGCACCCCGGTCATCATCGGCGGCGTCTTCTGCGTTCCGATGTCGAGCGCCGATGCCGGTGCGTCGTTCGTCGGTCTCGTCTGCGGGACCGTCGGTCTCGTGAAGGCGAGCGGCACCACGGCGGCAGCCGGCGCCGCCCTCTATTTCAATGCGACGAGCGGGCTCATCGAGACCAGCGACAGCGCGTCGAACCGCCGCATCGGTGTCGCAGCCGAAGCCCTGGT